AGTTGGTCTTTTAATTGCATCTTCAATTGTTGCAGGTTTTAGAGTAAATGAAGTCTATCAGGAAAGACAACATAAAATATTTGAATTAAGATTAGAAAGAGCAGAATTAAAACATAAATTAGATTCAGTAATGTGGGTTAATCCAGCAAGTGAAGAAGTATCTAATTTATATGAAGAATATTGTGATTTAACACTTAAAATTAATAATATAAAATAACAGATATAAGAAGTTTAGTCTTTACAAAGAATCTATTTAAAGAGAAATTTAATATAGATATAGAATGATGTAAAGACGATTATTCCAGATATGATGGAACATTTAATTGGAATGGAATTGATTATATAATTGAAGTTAAAAGGAGGAGATTTAATTCTAATAAATACCCAACCACTATTATTAATAGGGATAAATTTGATATGCTATCAAGAAATAATTCTATATTAGTAATAATATTTGATGATGGAGTATATATATTTAAAGATATAAAACAAGCCTTTATAAAGGATTCTATGAAATATGGTTGTTCTACAACAGATTTTGGAGGAACTTATGGCTATTCATTAAAAACAGAGTTGTCTTTAAAGAAAGCCATTAAGATAGATGTAAATACAGAATTTAGTAACTATATAGCAAATGACGAATAACGAGATTATTACCAAATACTATGACTTCTGCCAAGAGTTAAAACTTAAATTTGGAATGGATGATGATTGTTTCCAGATGTGTATACTAGACCTTCTGGAAACATCAAATCCAAAATTAAATCAGCTTGATAGCAAAAATGAATTGAAATTTTGGATTACAAGATTATTTAAGAATTATTGGTTTAGTAAAACAAGTAGATATTACTATACCTATAAGAAATATTATGAGATTGTTAAAGAACCACTTGAACAACAAAATGACGAATTGGAGGATTGATTAAATGAAACGGAAGATTAATATTGACGATTTACTTACTGAGTATGAAATAGACTATAGTATGTTTACAAATATGGATGATAGACTATTAAGTATATATCCAAAATGACTTGAGCTTAATAAGGCAGATAAGACAGTAATCATATTATATGCTGAATATCACAGTTATAGAGAAGTGGGAAGAATATTAGGAATTAGTCATACCACAATTCAAAGATTTATTAAACAAATAAGAGAGAGATTATGTTAGAATTATTTATAATAGCAGTAATAATAGTCTTTATAATTGATTTATCTGGGGCTTTGGATAGTTTTAAACATAGTATTTGAAAAAGACTATTTAAAGGTATGCCTTATAAAGAAGATTGAAGACTAAAACCTTTAGATTGCAGTTTATGTATGACTTGGTGAATTGGATTAATATATATTCTTATTACAAGTCAATTTTCAATTTTAATGGTTGGATATATTGCACTATTAGCATTTATGACTCCAATTATTAAAGATATTATGATATTATTAAAAGATGCATCTACTAAGCTGATAGATGTTATATACAAACTTATTGATTAAAAATTATATTTTATGGAAACAGAAGTTATTTATCACTACAAGAATGGAAAGTTAATTTCTATATTTACTTATACTAAAAAGCGCTAATTATGAAACAATTAACAGAAGAGCAGTTTAAATATTTAAGAGGATTTGAAGATAGATTTGTAACTGCAACTAAGTCTAATTATTGCAGAAATGTACAAAAGCAGGATGTAATTAAGCTTAAAGAGATTTATGAATGTTTAATTGAACAAGAATATAGAATGAGCGTAGCTTGTGCTACTTGTATACTTAATCTTATAAAGAGGATTGCCCCAATCTATTTTGAATATCAAGAAAAACTAAAGGAAAATGAAAGTAAAGAATCAGGAACTTCCGAAGAAAACAGGGAGGCCAAGAAAGGAAGAGGTAAAAGAGAATCAAATAGACGAACAAAAAACTAAATATCTTTATGCAGCAAGATTATTTAATAAAGGGTGGTCCAGAAATAAAGTAAGTGAGGAACTTCAAACTAAATATGGAGTTGGACAAACTACTGCTGCTAAATATATTAGGGAAGCTTATAAGATTATTGCAGATAAAAATGATAATCTTATAAAGAATTTAAGACATATACAATTAACAAGATTGGAAACATTATTGGATATTGCTATTAGTAAAAATGATGTAAGATCTGCTACTGAGGTTATTAAAACAATAAATTCTATGTTTGGATTAAATCAACCAGAAATTCAAGTTAATATTCAAAATAATGAATGCCAATTTAAATTTGGAGATCCCATTATAAATGACAAGGATATATAAAGGATATAGGCCATTTATGTACCAATATAAGGTTCATATAGCTATGGCAGATGCTTATAGATCTGGAAGGATATTTACAATTAAAGCTAAACGACAAGTAGGTAAATCTTTCTTAGCTGAAAATGAATTATTACGATTTGCAATTAACTATCCAAAAACAGTCAATTGTATAGTAGAACCTACTCTTGGACAATCAAGAAAAGTGTTTAAAGAAATAGTTAATGCTATAGCTGAAGCAGATATTCTTAAACGTAAGAATGAAACTTTGCTTGAATTAGAGTTTAATAATGGCAGTTCTATATTATTTAGATCTGGAGAACAAATGGATTCGTTACGAGGATTCTCTGTAAGTGGATTACTTGTATTAGATGAAGCTGCTTACTTAAAAGATGAAGTATTTGAAATTATTAAACCTACTACTGATGTGTGGTCTGCTCCAATATTAATTATTAGTACTCCAAGGTTCCGAGAGGGTTTCTTTTATGACTGCTTTACTAAAGGGTTAGATCCGAAATATGACAAGTTCTATAAATCATTTGATTGAGCTTTAGAAGATACATCTATGCTTTTAGATAAAGAGAAGTTAGAGATGTATCGACTTACAACCTCAAAAAATAAATTTAGAACCGAATATTTAGGGGAATTTGCAGATGATGATGGATGTTTATTTAATAATATAGCTAATTGCATAATTGAGAAAAAACCAGATTATCAGAGTCTTTATATAGGAATAGACTGGGCTACTGGGAGTGGTAAAGACTATACTTGTGTTACTGCTTTAAATGAATCTGGGCAAATGGTCTTTATAAAGTATTTTAACGATAAAACTCCAACAGAGCAAGTTGATTTATTAACAAATATACTAACTGAGTATCAAGGATTTATAAAGATTGTACAAGTTGAACAAAACTCAATTGGTAGTGTCTTCTATGATATGTTAGTTCAGAAGAATCCGAAAATCAGGATTATACGATTCTTAACTACTAATAAGAGTAAGGCAGATATAGTTAATAAGCTTCAAGCTGCTTTGGAAAATGAAAAGATAGGATTATTAAAAGATGATAAACTTTTAAATGAGTTAAGACTATATGAAGCTTCATATAATCCAAAAACTGGAAATATTAGTTATAATGCTCCATCTGGATTTAATGATGATACAGTAATTTCATTAATGTTAGCCTATGACTCATTAAATACAAACAAAGGACATTATAATATTAAAATTAAATAGTATGAATGTAGCAACTAAATGGGAAGAAGTATCTTTAAAGAAATTCCAAGCTTTAAATACATTTATTATGAGTGATGTAAAAATGACAGATTTAGATAGGAGTATCGAGATCTACTCATTACTTACAGATAACCCAGATGAAGCAAGGGATGCTTTATTAAATATGACCGTAGATCAATTATCTGCAGAACTTAGTAAGATTCATTTTATTGTAAATAAATATAAATCCAAAGTTCCAGAAACTGAGTATGATATTGATGGTAATAAATATACAGTTCAATTAAATCTCAGAAATATGACTGCTGCTCAGTATATTGATTTTCAGAACTTTTATAAAGATTATGAAAAGAATCAGAAGTATATATTCTTATGCTTTTTAATTCCTAAAGGAAAGAAGTATAATGAGGGTTATGATGTAATGGAATTGGCAGATGAATTATATGATAAAATTCCAATTACTATTGTTACAGACATTATGGTTTTTTTTTGCAAATTATTAGAGAGCTTAACCATAGCTACCCTAATCTCTTCAATGCGGGAGATGAAGAAATTGATGAAAAAGGAGAAAGATCCAGTAAAGAAACATCAATTACGGAAGAGGATAGTTCAAGCGAGACAAACTCTGAATTTAGTCAAAAATGGAACTGGATTTGTTGAATAGACAGAGTTAGTGAAGTAACAAGGTTAAACTGGCATCAAGTATACGATATGCAAATTCAAGAGTTCTTGAATATTATTTGCTACTTACTTGATAAAGGAAAAGAAGAAAAAAGACAAATAGATCTTTGAAAAGCTAAACACTAAAATGTCTATTTTTATTTATTTTAACTACTAAAAGTGAGTAAAAAGTAGACACTTAAATAGGGAGTAAATCTCCCTATTTGTGTTTAGATACTCAATATGAGAATGATATATTTTAGTAAAAATGGCAAATCAAGTTTTGGATTTTCCCAATTTAGAAGCTGTCTTAAAACAATATGGAGAACAATTACTTTCTATATATAGGCAGAAATTACTACAAACTAGTTCAGATGATACAGGAACTCTTGGTAATACACTTAATTATATAGTTGAAGATCAAGATGAAGTATATGAAGTTAGTTTGCAAATACAAGATTATTGGAAGTATGTTGAGGATGGCAGAAATGCAGGAAAGTTTCCTCCTATTAGTGATATAAAAAGATGGATACAAACTAAACCTGTATTACCTCGTATATATAACGGATCACTTCCAACTATTGATCAATTAGTATATTTAATAGCAAGAAAGATTTCTAGAAGAGGAATTGAAGGCAAGCATCTATTAGAGGAATCATTAACTGAATTAGATGCTTATATGTTATTAGATGATGCAATTACAAAAGATTTAGAAACACAAGTTGATAATGTATTTAAAAACTTTTAAAAATGGCATTTATACCAAGTAAATTAGGAGTATATAACGCATCAAGGAGTTTTCCTGTTAAATGAAATAATCCTGGATGAGGAATTACTGGAGAATATGATTATTGGACTTGGGGAGATGATTATACTGAAGAGGGGCCTTTAGAAGTAACTATACAAGATCCAAGTACTTCTGGATGTACAATACAATTTTTATCTCCTACAACAATAACTACTGATTCTTCTACTGTATTTCATTTTTATCCTAGAGGTCTTACTACTGCTTTATTAGGGGAAGATTTACCAATTAATTTACATAGTAAAGCTCCTGGATATTATCCTGCTAATGGCACCATTAAAGTACCAAATACTGGTGGAGAATATACAGTAGAGTATATATTAAATAGATCAGATATTATTAAATGAGATGCAGCAGTTGTTAATGCTACAGCTTTAGTTAATATGGAAGTTCTGGATTGAGATTCTTGCTCTATTAAGTTTAAAGTTACAGTAAGAGCTAATACTCAATGAAATACTGATTTAACTGCAACTATCCAATTAGGAGCTTATTATGATACTAATAAACTTATTAGTTATAGTTATGGCTTTAAGATTGAAAAGAGTAATACTCCTGAAGATTTAAAGTTAGTAGTAACTCCTTCTTCTGGAACTTATGGAGCAGCAGCTTTTGTTACTGAAGAATTCCATTTAAGTACGACTAAAGCAGAAGAAACTATTACATCATTTAATGTTACCTGTCCTCAAGCTAGTAATATTAAAAAGGATATTGTTGATAACTATTTTGTATTAACTGTTCCAGAGAATAAAACTACTAATAATTTGGAGTTTAGTGCAATGGTTACTGCAACAACTTCTGGGGGTTATAACCTTGAAGCTACAGTTCCAATTAAACAAGCTGCAACGTATTTAGTGATTCCTAATACTAATTATGAAGTAAGTTGGACTGCATCTACATTAAATATTATGGGAACAGGTTCTAATAACTTAGATGATGTTGTATTTAGCATTCCTGTAGGTTGGATTAGTGGACAGAAGTTATCTGTAAATTCTCAAGGTGTAGCAACTATTAGCTTAAATATTGCAGAAAATTCAGGTTTATCTTCTAGACAAGCAACTATTGGAGTATCTGTTATAAAGAATAGTTCAAGTATTATTAATTTATCTATTAATATTACACAATCTGTTAAATCTGATATATCTCCTATTTGGAAAGATTATGTTTGGAATGAGATAATCAGTTCAGATTTTATTGAATATCATCTAGATTATGCAGGAGATATGGTTTATGCTGGCAAGGCTTATAAATATCCAGAAACTGATAGAGTAGAGTTTCTATTAAATAATGTAGCTGAGAATTATCTATCTAATGGTATTATATTTAATACTTCTAAAACTATAATATCTCCAGAATATTTGAAACCATTTACTTTGATAACATCTAGTGGAAATGAAAAACCAATTACTTTCTTCAATGACTGGAGTTATAAAGATAGAGATCTAACTAAAGGCACTATGTTAAGTGATCCTATTACTGGTTTAGTTGATCCAAGGCAGTATTTAGTATCAAGTTGAATTCTACCAACTGGAACTGGAGTTATTAATAGATTCTTTTATATAGATGGAGTACAATCTGCTATGGATATTAGTTTAAATTCTGGAATTAATGGATATACATATACAGAAGATTTAAGTAATAAATTATGGTCTTGTGGAAGCTATTTAATAGTAGGATTTGTAGAAGGTGGAAATATTAGTGATAGACAGATTAGATATGATATAGATACTACAGGTAAAGATTATGTGTTGTATTATACTAATTCAGCAGGTGGATGAGATTCATTACTTGTTGAGGGTAATGTTAAAAAGAATGATGAGATTAAATCTGAAACATATACTCGTAAGGTATTAAATACATCACAAGAGTTTGCAAGAAATAAGTATTTGAATACTATAACTTCAAGCTGGGTTCTTTATACTGGTTATTTAAATGATATTCAAGCTTCTAAGATGTTTAATCTAATTGAGAGTACCAAAGTATATTTGCATAATCTTAAAGATAATACTATCACTCCAGTATTGATTACAGATACAAATTGTGAATATAAAACTTATACTAATCAAGGTAAAAACAAGTTCTATTATACAATTAATGTAGAAGCTTCTCAAGATACTTATCGTAAATAATTATGAGAAAGAATATAAAACTATTTATTGCAAATAAAGAGGTTGACTGTAGTGAGGGAATTAGTCTTCCTATGACATATACTGTTGAGGATTTCCAAAACCCCACTATAGTCAAGAACTCGTTTAGTAAAACGATTTCTATACCTGGCACAAAGAATAATAATAAGATTTTTGGAGAGATTTATAAGTTAGATAGATTTCTCCATATAAAAGAAGGTAATTTCTCTGGAGTATATTTTGATCCTTCAAAACGAGTTGATTTTGGAATCTATAATAATGACTATTTAGTTGAATCTGGATATATGCAATTAAATAGTATATCTATAAAACAAGCTGTTATTACTTATAATATTACTTTATATGGAGGATTAGGAGATTTCTTCTATGGACTTAAATATAAAGAAGATGGTACTATTAGGACTCTTGCTGATTTACAATACTTTGTAACTGATGAAGATGGGAATACACTTCCTGCTGATACTGAACTTAATTTTTATATTAACAAAGATTTTGTAAATACTTGTTTTGACTGAAGTAAAACGAATGAAGGAAGTCAAATATATGATTATTTGACATTTATTCCAGCATATAATGGTTTATATGAAGATTTTGATAATGAAACTTGTTTAATAAATACTAATGAAAATAGTATATTTCCTACTAGTAAGACAGATTCAGGAGTTACATATACACCTTATAATGGGTATGGATTAGCTAAATTAAATAGAGCATATACAGAATGGGAGATGAGAGATCTTAGAAGTTATATGCAAAGGCCAGCTTTAAAATTGAGTAAGTTAATTGAAACTATCTGTAGAAAAGAGAATTCTGGATATGATGTAGTATTTGATCCTTCATTTTTTAATTGAAATAATCCGTATTGAAGTAAATCCTTTGTAGCTTTACCTTTATTATCTAATCTAGTAAGTGACGAAGAAGATGTAACAGAATCTGGCTTTTTAGTAGAAGATAGTAAATATAATTATCAGGTAGGTATAAATAAAGGAGAATCTACATCAAGTCCTTTAAAATTATCCATTGCATCACCTGATATTGTTTACGATTCTGGAATAATTGATTTAAGTGAGGCTGGATTTAGAAAAAGCCTTTCTACAACTTTTTATTTTAAGTTAAAGTTTAATCGAACTGCAGGAAATGTTGGGGATAGATATTTTTTTGGATTTAGAAGGTATTTTAGCTCCTCTGCTCCTCCTTTTTATTCAGCATATAGAGGATACGCTGATGTTTGGCTAACAATTACTAATGAAGTAGATGATACTATTTATACTTCTGAAATACATAGATTTACAAATTCAGGAACCTACTCACATCCTATAGCTAATGGGGTTAATCATTTTGGGTATTTTCAAAATAATGTATTTTATGATACTTCTTCATTAACTAATGATTTTGTTATTAATATTACAAATTTTAAAATTCCAATTAATAAAATTAAAATTAAACTTAATGTTGTATGATCTACTGGAAATAGTGTTCGCCCTACTGGATTATTAAGTGAAGTAATAGAAAGAGGAGAGGATTACCAAGCTATTCCAAAAGGAGATCTTATAGTAGATCTTACTTCTCCCATTGAAATTACTACTTCTACAGAGGTACTTCAAAGTAATGCATTATTAACTAAAAAATTATTATTAAAAACAGAACAATCTCCTGCTGATTACTTATTGAGTTATGCAAAACTATTTGGGTTATATTTTACAAAAGATATTGATAGTAAAACAATTAGAATATATACTAGAAATAATTTCTTTAAGAATATAATCTCTGATTGGAGCAAGAGAATAGATTATTCTAAAGATTTCAATGTAAATCCAATATTATTTGATAAGAAGTGATATAGAATGAGTTCTGAAGGTCCAGAAACTTATTTTTATAAAAAATACAATAAGGAATATTCTATATTATATGGTCAACAAAGATTAAATACTGGTTATAATTTTAATTCTGAAACAACTGAACTGTATAGTGATAATATATATGAAAATATAGTTTCTGCAAGATGGAGAAATAAATATTTTAGAAATTTTTACAATTCTTCTTCCCTTGTAGTTCCTGCATTTATGAATGATAATATTACCTATACATTATTTAATAATAGCACTACTGAACTTAAGACTATAGATCAAGAGTTATACGGAGCTAATTTTATAGATCCCTCTAAAACCACAGAATGATATAAAATCGCAGGTAATGATATATTTGCCAAAAATGTATTTTTCTCAATTGATGGTAATGAGGAATCTTTAGAGGATATCTCTCAATCCCTAGTATTCTTTAACGGTAATGTTCCTTTAACTGATGTAAAAGGAAATGAAGTAACATATTGAATTACAGATGATCTTACAGAAATGAACATATTAAATGATCAGGAAATGTGTTATATATCTACTAAAAGTGAGAAAGATATTAGGGGGAATAAAATTGCTATAAAGAGAACTGTATTACCTCAATTTACAAGGTATACCGTTTCGTCCTCTAATGTTACTGCTTCTTGAGATTTTGGATTACCACAAGAGATTTATATTGATGATATAACTTATAATATCGGAAGTACTATTTATAGTAGATTCTGAAGTGAATTTTATAATGATCAATTTGATGTAAATACTAAAAAAGTTACCTGCTTTGTAAGATTAGATGATTTAGATGTTAAGTATGATTTACTTAGACAGTTCTATTATTTTGAAGATTCTTACTGGATACTTAATAAGATTGATGCTTATGATATTAATTCAGATTCTACAGTTAGATGTGAATTTATTAAAGTTCAAGATATTAATAGTTATTTAGCTGGAGTTCAAAATCTAGGTGAATACATATCATTTGATGATTCAGATCCAGTTGTAGATTATAAAGCTGGGACTAAAAAGATTACAGTTACTTCTAATATTCCTTGAGAATTAGGATGGTATAGTCCAAATGAAATTGTAAGTATTACACCTGAATCTGGGCAACCTGGAGAAACAGAATTGACAGTTACATATAATGAGAATACTACATATGACCAAAGGAGTTTCTATTTTAGTCTTTATAAACAAGGAAGTATAAATGGCCCTCAATGTATGTTTACTCAAACTCCAGACCCAAATAAAGCTATTCTTATTACAGGAAAGCTTCAAACTTCTACTGGAGGTATTCCTTCTGGCGTTAATCAGATTCTAACTGAAAATGATAATTTCTTAAATGTCACTTATATGAGAGATGATGGAAGTTATAGAATATATGCTCAAAATGGAGTTCAATTTTTATTTAGAGTATCTGACGGACCAACAGGAACAATTAAATATACAGAGAATTTAACACTAACAGAAGATACTGTTAAAAACGTAACTATAAACTAATATGGCTGAAGAAATTAAAAAAGTAATTAGTGTAGATACTAAAACCAGTTCAAAGTCGATCAAGCAGCTACGAGAAGAAGTAGCTGGCTTGACGGCTGAACTTGAAGATCTTGAGATTGGTAGTACTGACTATACTAAAAAGCTTGAAGAACTTGTTAATGTTCAAAATAAGTTAGGTGTTGCTACAGAATCTATGCAAGGTAAAACTGTAAATGCAGTTAAGGCGTTTGACAGTATCAATCAAGTAGCAGGAGGTTTAGCTGGAGGAGTTTCAGCTGTTAGTGCAGCATTCACTTTATTTGGAAAAGATACAGAGAATCTTCAAAAAACTATGGTTAAATTGCAAGCAGCAATTGCTATAGTTCAGGGAATTGGAGGATTAAAAGGTTTAGGTGAAGGTATTCTTAATGGAGTAAAATCATTTAAAGCCTTATCTGTAGCAATGGGTGGTGCTACGGCTGCAACTGGAGGATTATCTGTAGCAATGGGTGTGCTACGGTCTGCAATTATATCTACAGGAATTGGGGCTTTAGTTGTAGCTCTTGGTATGTTAATAGATTTTGCAATTAAAGCAGCATCAGGAATTGATGATTTAAAAATTAGTATTTCTGGTTTAAAAGATATAACTGATCAATGAGGAACAAGTTACGCCAGAGCTAATACTGAAATTGCAGAATTGGAGAGACAAAGAGAGAGAGATTTAGCTGCTGGTAAAAAAAATGAAATACAAATTTGGAAAGATTATGCTGAAGCATTAGGAGATTTAGATGCTGAATTATTTCAACAATTTGGTAGTGTAACTAAAGCATATTCTGATTCATTTACTAATATACTTAAAAGTAATAAATACTTCAAAAAAGAATTTAAGAAATCTGGATATGAAACTTGGGAAGATTATTCCGAAGCAATACAATGAGGATTAAAGAATAGTTCTAATGAAGTTGATTTCTTTTTAAGTAAGTTAAATGAGGATCAAAAAGCAGCTTATGATGAAGCTTCTGGTATTTATAATACATATCTTGAGAAGCGAAATGATTTAATGCAAAAATCTGCTGAAGCTTATGAAAAAGTTAAGTTAATGGAGATTGCTGCAGAACGTAAGCAGAGAGAAGATGCTAAAGCCCAGTATCTAAAGAATATAGAAGATAGAAAGAAACATAATCAAGATCTGCTTAAAGTTATTAACGATTTCTATGAAGAAAATAGGAAACTTCTTTTAGATGATGAAGCAAGAGAACTTGATGAATTAAATAGAAACTACCAGAATCAATTAGATGCACTTAAAGAAGCCTACAATCTCAAATTAATAACAGTTAAAGAATATAATGAGAGATTAAAGCAGGTAAATGATGCATATAATAAAGAGTGACTAGATAATAATAATGAACGTTATAGGGAAGACTTAGAAAATAGATTGTCTGCATTACAAGAAATGCAGGATAGGGAATCTCAATTATTTGCAAATAAAGAGGCTGCATTATCTGCAGGTAAATCTGGAAGTTATGAAACTAGAGTTCAACAATTTGGTTCAACTGATTTCTATCAATCTAGAGAAGATGTTCAAAGACAATATCAAGATACATTAGCTTATAATGAACAGTTATATAATCTTACCAAAGATAGAATTACAAGAGAGAATGAATTGATGTCTCAACAGCAAGCTATCTTAGATGAGCAATATAACAATAAGCTGATAACTGAACAAGAATATGCTAATCAATCTCAAGCAATCAAATTACAGCAAGAAGCTAATGATATAGCTTTATCAGAAGCAGCTAATGCAAGAGAAGAAGCAGATCTTCAAGCATTTAAAGATAGACAAGCTAAAAAGCAACAGGCTATTCAAGCTACTATGAATGTAGCTTCTTCTTTAAGTGGAGCTTTAGCTAATGTATTTAAACAAGAAGCTAGTGATGACAAGAAGAGTGAGAAACAGAGGGAGAAATCATTTAAAGTTTATAAAGCATTAGCTACTACTCAAGCTATTATTGATACTATCAGTTCTGCCCAAGGTGCATATAAAGCTATGGTAGGTATTCCGATTGTAGGTCCTATCCTTGCTCCTATTGCTGCTGCTACTGCTGTTATAGCTGGTATTGCTAATGTAAAAGCTATCCAGAATGAACAATTACCTTCATCTGGAGGTTCTGGAAGTGATGCAGGAACTACTGCTCCTGCTGCTTTAAATACTGCTCCTGTAGAATATACTCGAAACTTACTTGGCAATAAAGAGACTGATGAATTGAATCAACCTGTTAAATGTTATGTAGTTGAGAGTGATATTACTAACGCTCAAACTAAAGTTGCAGTTACAGAATCAAATGCAAGTTTCTAAAGTGAGTAAAATTTCTGACACACTACTATGTAAGTTGCTGATTATCAGTGCTTATATAGTAGTGCTATGTCAAAATTTATTTATCTTAGATACAAATTTGAGTAAAAACTTGACATTTGATAGTATATAAATATATAAAAATAAAAGATTGTAACAATATTACATTTTTAAAATAGCTTATATATTAATAAAAAATGGAAAAAATGTATAATGATCTTCCATTATATCAAGCAATTATTGCTGATGATTGTGATGGAATAGAGTTCGTAGCATTGACCAGTAAACCTGCAACCCAAGTTAATTGGCTTGCTTTTGGGGAATCTCAGAAGTTCTCGATGGATGAAGAAAAACATATAGTTACTTCTTGTTTAATGGTATGTGATATACCTATATTTAGACGGGATAGTAAAAACGGAGAATATTATATTCAATATGATAAAGAAACTCTCCGTTTAATGGCTGAAAAAATGATGTATGATAAGAGAACTACTGATGTAAATATTGAACATTTGGAAGATTCGGTAATTCCTGGAATAATTCTTCAAGAGCTATATATTAAAGATATAGATAGAGGAATTAATCCAGTTGAATTTGCTGATTGTCCAGATGGTTCATTATTTGCTACTTATAAAGTGAATAATCCTGTTATATGGGATGCAATTAAAGCTGGCAAGTTTAAAGGATTCTCTATTGAGGGATTGTTTACTTTAGAAAGACAATCTGATGAATATGAGGAACTTAAAGAGATTCAAAAAATGTTGAGAAAAATAAAAAGAGTTAAACATTAATTAATTATGAGTAAATTCACAAAAATTAAACTTGAGTTAGCTAAGATGCTTGCAAAGTTCAGTGATGTTAAAACTGACAAGGCTGTGCTTACTTGGGATTCAGATGAGGATCTGAGAGAAGGTATGGATGTTTATGTAGCTGATGAAAATGGCGAATATGCACCTGCTGCTGATGATGAGTATGTTACCGAAGATGGCAAAACGATTGTTGTTAAAGACGGTAAAGTAGAGTCCATTACTGATCCTAAAGCTGAAGTTGATCCAGAAGAGGGTATGAGAACTGTTGAGGTTGATGCTGCTTGTGGAACTAAGAGAGTAAAAGCTGAGGAAGTTGCTGATCCTGCTGTTGAAACAGACGGTGTTAAAGAAACTGAGACTGATGCAATCGACGCTATTCATCGCGAAATTAATGAGCTTTACGATATTGTAGATAAGCTTGTTAAGAAAGTAGCAGAACTTGAAGGAAAATCAGAAGCTACTGAAAAGACTGTAGAAAAAATGAGTAAGATGAGTGCTGCTTTTTCAGCAGAGGAAACACTTGAAAATAAAACAACTGCTCCTATAAGTGGGATAGCAGAAATAGATAGAAAGCTTAAAAACTTTATTGGTTAATTTATAAAATTTTAAATAATTATGGCAAATAGTCCTGTAATGACAACGCTTCCTGCTTATGTGGAGCAAAGACGTCTCCCTCTTATTAAGGAAGCTGTTTTAAAAGCTAAGAGTGCAAGTTTATTTAATCTTCAGACAGATATTAAAACTGATGCTGCTCTTAACCTGTTATCTACCGATGTTCAGTTCGGTGATGGTCTTACTTGTGGTTGGGATGAGGCTGGAACTCAGACTCTTTCTCAGAGAATTCTTAAGACTGGTAATATTAAGATTAATATGGCATATTGCGATAAGGCTATGCTGAAATACTGGACTCAGTATGCAGTTAAGGTAGCCGCTGGTCAGAAGACTCTTCCTTTTGAAGAGGATTTCGTAAATGCTGTTGTAGAGAACGTAAAAGAGGCTATTGAGGTAGCTATCTGGCAGGGTGATACGGCTTCAGAAACTAATAACTTGAAGTATTTTGATGGTCTGCTTAAGATTCTTGCTGCTGATAATGGTACTGTAGATGTAGAAATTGCTGGAGAATCTGCCTATACTGATATTATGGCAGTTTATAATGCAATTCCTGAGAAGGTTCTTGATGGTGCTTCGATTCTTGTTGGTGCCGATATGTTCCGTAAGTTCGTAAATGAACTTGTTGAGAAGAACTATTTCCACTATAGCGGAGAGAGCCTTAATGGTGAGATTTATCTTCCTGGTTCACAGGTTAAGGTTATTGCTGTTAATGGTCTTAATGGAACTGGTAAGATTGTTGCTGGTCAGTTAGACAAGAACTTCTTCTATGGTGTAGATATGATGAACGACGAAGAGAAATTCGAATTGTGGTATTCACAGGATTTCCGCGAGTTCAGATTAGCTATTGAATTTAACGCTGGTGTACAAGTTGCTTTCCCTGACGAAGTAGTATTAGGTGCCAAGGCTTAATTTCAATAGATTTTATTAACTTCTAAATGATATTGAAATTATGGCTTGTTTAATAACTATCGCAGGAATCACACTTGATTGCCAACCTTCGTTAGGTGGTATCAAACAGGTTTGGATTACCCAGTATGCAGATGTTAAAAGTGTAACGGTTGATCCTGAGAGCAATATGATTTCAGCTATTACTCTTGAGTCTTCAGCTAAATGGTATAACTACCAATTTAGAAAGGCTACTGGTTCTCTAACCTCAACTTTAAATGTAGATGAAAGTGCTGGTGTTAATTATGTAAGTAATGAGCTTGCTCTTGTATTTACAAAGATGGAAACAGCAAAACGAGTAGAGATTGCAGCTTTATCAATTGGTCAGCTTGCAGTTGTTGTTGAAGATAGCAATGGTAAGTATTGGTTCTTAGGTAAAGATGATTATGTAAGCGCTTCCGCTGGTACGGGTGTTACTGGTACTGCTAAAGGTGATCAGAATGCTTATACTCTGACACTTTCAACAGATTCAGATTCTTATCCTTATGAGTTATCTGCAGAAGCTATCCAAAGCGTTGTAGGTGCTTAATAACAGAAAGAGGGGCGAGTATTAATTTACTTGCCCCTTATTTTGTTTATATACCACATAATGAATAATTTATATTTTATAGAAAAATAATATGGCAATAGTATTCACATCAGAACCAGTAGCTAAAAATACTACAACTAAAAATTTAGATTTAATTAAAGCTGCTGAATGTAAGTTACAAGAAAAATCAGTAGAATATACTCAAAATGCAGAGTTTGAAGTACTGCCAGATGAGGGATATGATGGAATGTCTAAGGTAAATGTATCAGTTGATGTGGTAGTTCCAACAGTTCAAAATAATAAAGATGCTTCTATTACTTCTAATGGCACTATTGAGATTCTTCCAGATAGTGACTATGATGTTATGGAGAAGGTAACTGCTACTGTAAATATTCCATTACAAGATAAGCACATTTCAATAGACAAAAATGTATCAATGACAGAAATAACTCCTGATGAAGGATATTCTGGTTTATCAAGAGTTGAAGTCGATGTAGAAATACCAGTTGAGGATAATAAACAGGTTACTATTACTGAAAATGGAACTACTACTATCATTCCTGGAGATGGATATGATTATATAGAGATGTGTGACGTAATTGTTAATGTTCCTACATATAATATAGAAGATAATGTTACTAGAAGTGTTTTTGTAAGCTCAGATGGATCTCAACAATATACTCCTTCATCAGGTTATGATGCAATGAAGAAACTAACATTACAAGTTTATATACAATATAGTATTGAAAATCCAGGAGTAAGTTTAGCATATTATCAACAGAATAGTGTTCCTGATAATATTGTAGGATGGGAATCATTGACTGATGGAAGTTATAAATGTGCTTCTTCAGAATTAAAAACATTTGATAAAACATTATCTTCATTAAATATAGGATCAAATATGTTCTTATATTGTTCAGGATTAGAGGCCTTTTCGTCTGATTTAAGTGCATTGACGGAAGCAGAGAATATGTTTGTCAGTTGCTATAATATTAAAGATATTACATTAACTGGAACATTAGATGTTGATTTAAATTTAGGAGGTACTAATAGTAGTAGAATAACAGTAGATTCATTAATGTCAGTAATAAATGCATTAGTAGATTTAACAGGGCAAGTAGAAAAAACACAAACAATTGGATCTGCAAATCTTGCAAAACTAACAGATGAACAAAAAGCAATTGCAACTAATAAAAATTGGATATTAGCATAATGGAACATTTACATATTAATAAAACTGATAAATTCATTATACTTACATCAGATGAAGGGTATTATATTACAAAGTATGATGGATCTAATATTAAAGACTATTGTGCATTTACAATAATGTATTGTCCTTTAACTATTGATGTTAATAAGTATTATATTGTTAATGAATTAACACATAAGTCATACTTAAAAGATAAAGAATCAATTAAAAAATAAACAATATGGAAAATACTATTCTTCCTTACCTAAATGTACTAGAAGTAGATACTGTCGATAAGTCTAATGTTACTAAGGTTATAGTAATAGATAAAGACGATGAGGTAAAGGTTATGGATGGTTCCCAGTTAGGCTCAAATAACTATCAAGATCTTCAATTTAAACCTGAAATCAATGGGGTTGAATTAAATGGAAATATTCCTTCTAAAGAATTAGGAATTCCTTCTATTGAAGATGTTGATAATCAAATTACAGAGAAACTTATTGACTATCCAACTAAAGAAGAAGTTACTGCAGAAATAACTGAAGCTACTTCTGGCAAACAAGATATATTAGTTCAAGGTAATGGTATAGTAATTGAGGATAATACTATTTCAGCAGATTATTCTACAATTAATAATAAGCCATCTTTAAATGGGGCAGAGCTTATTAATCCTACAGTAATAGTTCCATCAATTCAGATTAAAGCTATTCCTGATAAAGTAACAATAGCTTCAATATTTGGAAATCAAACTGGAGATGCTGAAGAACTTCCTGTTTATAATACTGAAACTAATTCTGCAGGTATAATTAATGCTAATTTATATGCTCAGTTATCAGATAAATATACAAAGGCTGAGATTGACAATCTAAATGCAGAAATTAATAAAGCTATAAATTCAAAACAGGGAACATTAACAGCAGGAGCTAATATATCTATTGTTGATAATGTAATATCTGCATTCCAGAATCACTTCTTCTTAAATTTAGATATTAATGATCCAGATAGACAGTTAGAAATATATAACTTCATTAGAAGTGATATGGATTTCTATTTATTTGGGCAAATTACATATAGTGAAGATACAATAGTAGTTCCAATGACTGTAGTAGAGCATACTAACACTATTGATTTATATGGATACTATTTTAAAGATAATGGAGTATTAGTAACTATTAATGCTATTATAGTTAATAATGGCCAAATGACTGTTAAGACAACAGAAGTTGATCTTACTAATAAAGGCTATACTAAAGATGAAGTAGATGAGAAACTTGCAACTAAGCAAGATGTATTTACTCCACAAGCTCCATTAGCTTTTAATGAAGATAAATCCCAATTATCTGTAGATTTATCTGGATACCAACCAGTTGGTGATTATGCGACTAACGATTCAGTTAATGAGGAAATTGAGACTCTAAGATCTTCTTTACAAAGTAAGATTGATGCAAAACAAGATAAAGGAGATTATGCTTTAAAGAGTGATATTCCAACTAAAGTTAGTGAGCTTACTAATGATTCTAACTTTGTAACTGAAGCAGAGGTTTCTGGAGATTTAGCAGGTAAAGCAGATAAGACTTATGTTGATGAGCAGCTTGCTACTAAACAGCCTGTAGGAGATTATGCAACAAAAACTGAACTTGCTGGTAAAGCTGATTCTTCTGTAGTAGAATCTTTATCTACTCAAGTAGCAACTAATACTTCAGATATATCAATTATTAAAACAAAGCAAGAAGAAGATGGAGATAAGATTGATTCTCTTGATAAAGAGATGGCTACTAAGCAAGATTTACTTGTAAGTGGAACTAATATCAAAACAATCAATAGTCAATCTTTACTTGGAGAAGGTAATATAGTAATTGATAGTGGTTCTAATATTCCATATCTATTTATAAATTCCTCAACCCATCTTTCTGGAGATTTCGCTGCTGTTAAGAATGCTATAGCTAATAAAACACCATTTGAGCTTTATTATGTAAATATTCTAGGTTATGGTGATATAGCAGCTCCAGAAGTATGTTTTGTTTCAGGAGAAAATATTCAAGCTACTTTCCATTTTGAAAGTACGACAGCTAATCATACTGTAGTTCAAACTACTATTACTCCAACTGGAGTATCTGCTGATACTAGTTATCATAGTTATCAAGAACAGTTAGTTTCTGGTACTAATATAAAGACTATTAATGGTGAAAGTATTTTAGGAGAAGGTAATCTTGAAATATCTGGAGGTGGAGGGACTACTGACTATACTCAGTTAACAAATAAACCTCAGATTAATTCTGTTGAGTTATCTGGCAATAAGAGTTTATCAGATTTAGGTATTCAGCCTGCTGGAAACTATATTGAAGCTGGAACTGGAACCCAACCTCAAATAAATACTATTACTGTTCTAACTCAATCAGAGTATGATGGTTTATCAACTAAAGATCCTAATACACAATATTTAATTGTAGAATAATATGAATATTAGAGATGATTTAAAAACATTTTATGTAGGTGACAGACAAGGTACTGCTATTTATGTTGGCAGTACCAAAGTCTGGCCTATCAATCCTTGTAATCCACAAATAGTTACAGTTGCTAATCCAGTTCCTCAAGGTACTACAATAGTTGATCCTTGCAGTTATGTATTTAGCAGTTATGATGGAACTATAAATGATATACAAAGGGATTGAATGGGTAGAGGATCTGGCCTTAATTCTACAGTAATTAGTTTTACTGCCGATTTAAGTGAATTAGCCCTTAATATAGATGGTGTACCTCTTTGTGGTATTATAGGTTCTGCTCAAACATATGCAGATGTAAAGTTAAATAGTGGAGATTTAAGTAGAAAAGGAGGGTTTTTTAAAACATCTCATTTTGATCTAAATAACCAGGAGATTACTAATCTTAATGAAGCATATGGAAGATGGGCTAATGAATTTCAATTTTATGGTCAAACAATACATAGTGCTACTTTATCTAATGTTAAAATACCTACAACTACTAAAGAAGTAAGCGCAAATTATTTATTTATTGGAGTAATAATAGATAATAATGATTTCTCTGTAATGAATAATTTTCAAAATCTTGTATTAGTAGATCCAAAATGGGCATTTGCAGAAACAACTGATAGAGCTACTAATATAGATAATATAACGATTAATATTCCATTTAAAGGAGATTGTAATCATATGTTTCATAGAGCATTATATCTAACAACTATTCCAAGTAATTTTACCTTTACTGGAATTACAGATATAAGCTATATGTTTAGTACTTGTAGTAGATTAACAGCTACACCAGAAATAGATTGTTATCTTGTTACAGATTGTACTAGTTTTGCTGTAAATTGTCCAGAATTAGTAACTGTAGGAGCTTTAAATGGATTAGGAGAGAATTTAACTAAAGGAGGAGTTCTTTACTTTGCACAATCTCCAAATCTATCTACAGATTCATTACAAACTATAGCAGAATCTATTGGTACAGCAGTAGCTTCTTATACAAGTATATCATTAAAATCTACTGCATATGATAAACTTACAGATGAACAGAAATCATTAATAGCTTCAAAGAATTGAAGTATAAATCGAATTGCATAATTATGAAAATTGAAATTAAAGAAAAATATAAAGTAGTTAGTCCAGAAGAAGGTTATGTACTTACTAACTATAAAGAAGGAATGGATATTAAAGTGTATAGTTCATTTACTGAATGTATCTGTCCTTTAAGTTGCGATTTAGAGCATCTATCAGAAGTCTCTTTAGATAAAGATGCTGAATATAAAGAATTAGCTATTAAAGCTTCTAAAGAGTATGAGGAATCAATAAAAGTTAGATAATTATGATTATACTTAAGAATACTAAAAATACACAAACTTTCTATGTAAGTAAGAAATGTGGTATTGAATCTGGACAACTTCCTGTTGGTTCTTATACTAAGATTGAAGCAGATGAAAGATTCCAACCTAAAGGTAATTACATTTCTGAGGAGAAAGCAGAAGAGTTAATTAATACTAAAGTAACAGAAAGTATTGAAGATCAAGTTCCTCCTTTAGTAGATCAATCTATAGATGCTAAGCTTGTTCCAATTAATACTGAGATTACTAATCTTAAAGGGGAAGTTGAGGAGTTAGAAACTTCTAAGATGGAAGTATTCCAAGCTAATCAACCTCTATCTTTACATAGAAATGGAGAAGGTTTGCAACTATCTGTAGATTTAAGTAATTATGCAACTAAAGCAGAAATTCCTGATACTAGTGATTTTGCTACTAAAGAAGAGCTTACAACTGTAGAGAATAAGATTCCTGATGTATCTGGATTAGCTACTAAAGATGAAGTTGCACTTAAAGCAGATAAAAGTGAGTTATCAAACTATGTAACTACAGATGCATATAATACAAAGATGACAGAGTTAGATGGAGAAATCTCAGCAATTCAAGCTCAGATTGGTAATATTTCAACTACTCTTGATACAATTAATGGTGAAATTCCAAATGAATAGAGTATTAACAAATTATCCTAACTATAGTGTATCTTCTACAGGAGATGTATATAGTAACCCATTGACTTTTAAAGATTCTATTGGAAGAACCAGAAAACAAATACATAAAAAGCTAAAACAGCATATAGATAAATATGGCTATAATTATGTAATTCTAGTATCTGGCTTAGATAAACCTAAAGCTATTAAAGTTCACAGACTAGTAGCAGAAGCATTTATTCCAAATCCTGACAATCTACCATATGTTAACCATATAAATGAAAATAAGACAGATAATAGGGTAGAAAATTTAGAATGATGTGATGCAAAGTATAATAATACATATGGAACTAGAATAAATAGATGTATTGATAAAATTAGTAAACCTGTAGGGCTATTTATTAATGATTTACTAGTTAAAACATATAAAAATGCAATTGAAACATCAATAGATGGGTATACTCATAGTAGAGTTATAGATTGTCTTAAAGGAAGAACAGACACTTATAAAGGGGTAAAATTTAAATATATCTAATATGACAAATACAATTTCTGATAAATTAACGTATCTTGAAGGTACTAAGAGTGCCATTAAAGATGCTATTGTAGCTAAAGGTGTTGCTGTATCAGATTCCGATACCTTTAGAAGCTATGCAGATAAGATAGGACAGATTTCTGGAGGTGGTGGAGGAAAGATTAATTTAAATGATTATGGATTAACATTTTCAAATTCTAAAATGGATAAAGATCATTATGATAACGTTGAATATGAAATTCCACAAGATTGTAGTTATTGATTTCATATGGCTTCATTTCAAGATCCTATTGATATATCTGATCATATTAATCCAGATATATTATATGCTGCGGAAAGAACATTTCAATATGCTAGGAATATACATATTAATGAGATAAAACTGATGGCCGAACTTCCATATACATTTTCTAGTTTTGCAGGCAGTATTGATACTCTAGAATTTATTAATCCTCAATCCGTTAGTTGAGGATATTGTACGCGCACATTTTATTTATCCTCATCTTTTCCAAAAAATATAACAATAACAAATAAGTATGAAACTAGTGTATGTGCATTAGAATATTTTTTTAATCAAGTAACTACTGATTCTGCTGTTCCTATTAGTGTCCCTGAAATTGAAGTTATAAATGGGCAAGTAACTTTTATTCAGTATTTTAGCTCAGATTCATCTAGTATCAAATCTATAGGTAAAATAAAATTAACAAATTGTTCTTTATACCGAGATCTTAATAAAACAGCACTTTGTGGTATGGGTAGTACTGTTGTAACTTATTTTGGAGGTGTTGAAGGAGCTGATAAAAGTATGAATTTAGCAAATTTTAGAGCACTAAATAGTCAATCAGTAACTGATATTATTACAAATGTTAGTGATTTAACTGGAAAGGATACCAAAACTTTAACTTTTTATACTAACATTTATAATGCACTTACTGAAGAACAGAAATCATTAGCTACATCTAAAAACTGAACTTTAGCAAGTTCAAACTAATTGTCAGTTTTTATTTTTCTTAATACTTTGGGTGAGTAAAAAACTTGACATTAAAGGAGGCTTAGGTCTCCTTTAATTATTTTAATACATTAGTAAATTGGTTTATATTTTAAGAAAAAGATATGTAAAACTAATGTAAATTGCTGTAAAATATGAATTATACTTTATTAATGCAAAATACAACTACTAAAGAAGTTTATACATTTGATCTTGAAAATCAGAATTATTCTGAGAATATCTACTATAAGTTTGATATTACACTTCAAGAAGGAATGAGAGACGGTGAATATCAATATATTTTATTTACTAATCCAAATAAATTTCAAGTTATAGTTGATGTAAACAATCCATTTAGATCAGAGTTATATGGCAATCCAGTTATTCTGGTTACATATAATAATACTCTTACTAATGGTACTCAGATATTAGTTGCTGGTAAACCAATACCTATATTGGGAACAGGATTAATAAGAATTGGAGATTATGAGAATAATAATTATCAATACGACAAACCTAATACATACGTAAGTTATGAGCGAAAATAAAACAAAAGTTCAGTTAAGTGCTATTGATCCATTTATTGCAAGTAATATCGTATTACCTACAGAAACTAAAGTGAGGGGAAAAGATTATGTAATGTGGGGAGAAGATAACAAATATCCATTATATCTATGGGATTTATATTTAAATGTTGCCACTCTCCAATCCATTATTAATGGTTCTGCTGACTTTATTGTTGGTAACGATGTTAAATGTAATGCTCCAGGATTTGAAGTAGTTGTAAACAAGAAAGGTGAAACAATAGTTGATATAATGAGAAAAATCACTATTGATAAGATGATATTTGGAGGTTATGCTATCCAAGTAATTAGAGATATGCTCGGAAGAGTTGCAGAGATATATCATATTGATTTTATGAATGTAAGGTCAAGCGAAAAGAATGATATATTATATTATGCAACTGATTGGACAGCTTGGTCTGTAAAAGCTATAAAATATCCAAAATTTGGAGCTGGGGATGAAAATCCAGCTAGTATATTTTATAATAAAGGTTATATAACAAGAGGAGTATATCCTATTCCTGTTTATGGAGCTGCTATTTTATCTTGTGAAACTGAGAAAAATATTAATGAATTCCATTTAAATAACATCAATAATGGATTTATGGGTAATCTTATTATTAACTTTAATAATGGGGAACCTACAGATGAAATTAGAGAGGAGATTGAGAGGAATATTAATGAGAAGTTCTCTGGTTATCAGAATGCTGGCAGAATATTGATTTCATATAATGCAGATGAGGCAAATAAGACTACTATTGAAAGATTAGATTCTGATGATTTTGATGAGAAATATCAATCATTATCTGAGAGAACCAGAGATCAAATATTCTGTGCCTTCAGAGCTAATCCTAACTTATTTGGAATTAACTCAGATTCAACTGGTTTTAATGAGCAAGAATTTGAATCTTCATTCAAGCTTTATAATAGAACTATGATTAGACCTATTCAGAAAGAGATTTGTGATTCATTTGATAAGATCTTTGGAATGCAGAATTCAATCACAATTTCACCATTTAGCCTTAATGAAGCTGATACTAAACAAGTTGAATAATGGAAAATAATTATAGAAATGTACTATTAATATCTGAAGATTATATAAAATCAGAATCCAATTTAGACAATAATGTTTCTGGTAAATATCTTCAGTCAGCAATTAAACTTGCACAAGATATTGAGCTTCAGTCATTAATTGGAACTAAGCTCTTAGAAAAGATTCAGAAATTAGTAATTGATTGAAAAGATCCAAATAAACCAGTTCATCCAATAGAACCTCCTATTTATGATCCTACTTCAATAGATGACCCAGAAAATCATAGATATAAAGAATTGCTAGATTACTATATTCAGCCTTATTTACTTTATCAAGTATTAAGTGAGATTACTATACCCATCTCATTTAAGCTGAGTAATTTTGGGGTTATGAGGACTGATGATGAGAAAGATTTAACTTCTGATATTAGCCAAGTTAATCTTATTAAGAAATATTATAGAGATAAAGCAGATTTCTTTAAAACGAGATTACAAAATTGGGTAATTACATATTATAATGATTTTCCTGAATTGTATTCTTATAAACCTCTTAAAGATATGTATCCAAATATGTATTCAAGTTCATCTTGCACTATTTGGTTAGGTGGAGCTAGAGGTAAAGGTTGGAGATATAATTCTTGTGAAGGTCCTCTGCAAAGAGCTTATGATTTCCCTTCAAGTGATAACAATAAAAAGAGTAAGTAAGATGACGTATTTTGAATTAATAAACAATTTAAAAGCTTGTGCTCTTGAAGAACCCAATATTAATTTTGTAGGAAGTAAGGATATATATGAACTTAATAGTATCCCAACTATTGAATATAATGTATTTTATATAACTCCAAATACATTTAATATGGATGAGGATACTATTACTTACTCTTTAAATCTCTATTTTATAGCAAGATGGGATGAGACTGATAATAATCAGCTTGAAGAGCAATCAGCTGGAATATTAGCATTAACTAATATAATTAACCGATTTAATAACCAATATCCAGAAGTTGATATTTCTTATCCTTTAATTTTTACTCCATTTTATCAGAAGTTCAAAGATATTTGTACTGGAGTATTTGTTAGAGTCGATTTAGCTGTAGACAATATTATTGGAGTATGTGAAGACAGTATGTAATGGAAAATAAATTAAACTGGTTTGGAAAGGTATTAGAATGAGTAGATAAATATGGACTGTGGAAAATAATTAAAGGTGGATTTGGATTTATATTTATTTCTTATGTAATAATTATAAGTACTAATCCAGGAATAATATATGATAAAGTTGTAAGTTATATAGAAACAGTTCATAATACTAATCAAGTAATACGACAAGAAGCGGATCTTAAGGTTAGATATATCCTTAAAGACCTTTTAAATGATACGAATGCAGATAGAGCTTGAGTTATTGAGTATCATAATGGCACTTCAGGATTAGGAGGATTACCATTCACTTATGGAATTATGAATAGTGAAGAAACAGAACCTGGAGTTGCTCCAGTTTCAAGTCACTATAAAGACTTCCTATTATCTGATTATTTATTTATATTGGAAACATCTAAAAAAGGAGGATGATTTGGAGATGTTGAAGATATAAAGGAATTAGATAGAAGAATGTATTATGCATTTAAATCTAATGATGTTAATAAGATTGCAATATTCTATTTAAAATCAGAAGATAGAGATATTGGAATTTTAGGCTTATCTTATTGTGATAATGAGATGCCAGTTGATACTTGAGTAAAACTAAGAGATGCAGGAATTAAAGTAAGTATAATTTTAAATAAATAAGTTATGAAATATTGGATGAAATATTTAATAGCAATAGTAATTATAATCTTAGTATTTTTAATGGTAAAAGTAATTCCATTTTGTATTACATTAGCACTCATAGCACTTGGTGCAGGATGTCATTTATTTTACCGTTATACTATGCTTAAAGATATTATTAAATAATGAAATATTTTACTATTAGTGAATTAACAAGATCTGATACAGCTTCTATTAAGAAGATAGATAATACTCCAAATAAAGAGATTACTGAACACCTTATAGAGTTAGTCGAGAAACTTTTAGACCCATTAAGAAGTGCTTGGGCAGAGTATTGTGATGTTAATCGGTTGGGGAATCCAGCAATAAGTGTGAATTCAGGTTATAGATGTAATGAGCTTAATAAAGCTGTAGGAGGATCTTTGACATCTGCTCACCTAACAGGATATGCAGCAGATATAATTCCAAGTAACGGCCAAATGAAAGAATTTCAGGTTTGGATTACTGAAGCTATTGAGAAGTATGATTTTGATCAACTTATTTATGAGAAACCTAGAAATGGAATAGCTAGTTGAATTCATTTAGGACTGAAGAATAAAGAGGGTTTGCAGAGAAGACAGAAATTTACTATTATATAATGTTTTACTATTGTTATAAAATAATTTTAACTGCAGGTACATTAAGAGGCAAGTATTATATTGGGAAAAGGATTTATAGAGGTAAAGACATAAATAAAGATCCATATAAAGGATCAGGAAGGATTATTACTAATTATTACAAAAGATTCCCTAATGCATACCAAAAGATTATTTTGGCAACTTGCACTAATGCAGATGAATTATCTAAATTAGAATACAAACTAATTGGAGATAAATGGGACACTGATCCTATGTGTTTAAATTTGAAACCTGGAGGAGAAGGAGGCAATTACGGAGTCAAATTTAATTCTGAATGAAAGAAGAAACTGTCTAATTCTAATAAGGGAAAGAAACATAATTGCCCAGAATCTTGAAGAGTTAAAGTAGATGCTCATAACAAACAAAGATGTCGTAAAGTAGCTCAGTATGATTTAGATGGTAATTTTATTCAAGAGTATGAAAGTTGCACAGAAGCAGCCAAATCTGTAGGAACTGATAGAGGAGCTATTAGTAGAGTATGTGGTGGATTAGCAAATACAGCTAAAGGATTCAAGTGAAGATATGTTTAATAAAAAAGAAATAGGAGGGTATAAACCCTCCTATTTTCATTTATTCCATTATTTCAAATAATTTATCATCTTCTTTAGGTATTAAATCTCCTGTTTGTAAGTCTACTAAAAACTTACTATTTTCTGGTATTACATATACATAATACACTCCATTTATACATACTTTATAGGTTTGGTATTTCATATTAATCAGTATATGTTGCATTAGTAATTTCTGGTTTTGGCATTTCTTCTACTTCTTCCCAAACTAAACCTCTATTCTGGTTTTCTAGTTGAACTATTCTGTATTCTAGTTCTTCAAGCTTTTTAAATAAATGATCATCCATAATTAATCAAATTTAGAAATAAACATATAATCTTTATTTTTTAATACTTTGTCTATAATATCACCAAATCTTTTAGTAGCCTCTTTACATTCGAGCATTCATCTATCTAACTCTTTAATATACTCTTCTGTTTGTTTAATTGTTTCTTTAATATCATTTTCCATAATTAAAATATTTTAATAAATGTCTATTTTTTACTCAACTAATGTATATAGATAAAAATAAAAATAGACATACTAATTTTTAAAGACATACTTTTTACCTATAATAGTATATCCATAAGATCTGTTTCCATTCACTGATTTTTTAGTTACCTTAACTTCATAATATTTTGTAATATCAGTAGCTTTAGCATTAGTTTTATTAACTAAATCATAAGCTTTTTGTAGTATCTTTTTAATATCAGTATTAGAATACCACATACCTAAAGTTATATCTTTATTAAGTTTATTTGCTACTTTATTATCTACAGATTTATCTGAAGTTTTAATAAGTTCATCTTTTATTTTAGTAATACAGTATTTTAGAGTGGCCATTTTATTGAATCCAAGTTTAGTAATAGCATCCATTAACCAAGGGTATTTAATAAGAGCATCATCTAATTTTGGGGTGTTTACCTTATATAAGGTTTCATATTCCTCTCTTACTTCTTTAATTATATCTTTAAATGCTTTTGTTTTAGTATTTAGATCTATTTTTATAGAATTATCATATTGTTCTACCACTTTATTAAATCCTTTATTAATATATTCCTTAGAAAGATTAGCTCTAGCAGAATACAGTCCCCTAGATACTTTAAAATTAAATAAATCAATTTTAGCCATATTAGGGTCAAATTCAAATACATCATCCCAATTTAATTTAATGTATGCATCAGAAGTAAATTCTCTAAGTTTCTTTTTAGCTATCTCTGGAAGTTTATTGTATGCTTCTACAGCAATTTTAGTTTCTTCAATATTCTGGATATTAAGCTTTTTAAATTCTTCATAAGATATATCAGCATATCTTGTTGTAGAATAAATGTGAGTTATCCAATTAATATATTTACTATTTCTAATTCTACCAGCAATCTGCTGTATAGAAGTTGATATATCAAGTAATGTATTAGCTTTACTTGGATCAGATATAATTATTATCCTTCCATTTTCATCATAAATATCTGAACCTTCAAATACAGTTGAAGTTAATAAGTTTATTTTCTTAGGTTCATCTAAGACTGTTGAATTAGGAATTGACAGTTTAGTTTTATTGTTTTTGGAATATATAACTCTGGTATTATTAGATGTTAATTTGGCTTTCTTAATAAGGTTCTTTATAAAGTCTACTGAATTAACGAATATGTAGGCGTTACCTTCAACCTGTCCGTTTAAAAATCCATTTATAAGTTTAATAGTAGAAGCTTCTACATTATCACATTTAACAGTTTGCACTTTTACATCTATAACATCATCCCATTCCTGCTTTACTAATTCTAAATCTTTTAATTCATCTAATACAAACTCTTCCTCTAAAGGTGTTGCGGTCATAAATGTAAAATTACCAAATAATTTATAATATTTAAGCACTGATTGAATAGCAGAGCTTCTAAAGCTATACTGATTAAAGAGAATATGATATTCATCAATTAAAATGCTAAACTCTTTAGGATTAATTGCAGAAATAACTTTATAAAGAGAATCATAGGTAACAATGATTTTAGGGCATTTAACACTATCTACATAATCTTTAATCTCTTTAATAGTAACACCAGCATAAACTCCAAATATCTTCTCAGTACGTCTTTCATTTGGATATTGTTGAAGTTTATTTTCAACTAAGCTAGTAAATGGAACACAAATAACATAAGGCTTATTGCATTCAATTGCCATTGAAGTTCCTCCACATCCAACTTTTCCTTTATCAAATAAACAGTTAGTTGGCAACTCATTAATAATTTCATTTAAATATGTTTTCATAGTTGTAATAATTTTGGTTATTAATTGTCTATTTTTATTTTATCTATACACATCAAGTGAGTAAAAATTTGACACCTTAATGTTAAAAAGTGGCAGGATTTTCACCTGCCTAGAAGTAGTAGAATTACTTGTTTTATTTTGATACTACAAAGATAATACATAAAAATTAAATTTCCAAATAATTTAGATATTATTTTTAATAAAAATTCATTTTTATGATTCTTATTTTGATAGTACAAATATACAATATTATTTTTAAATTTCCAAATAATTTTAAGAAAAAAAATAAAAAAAATATGAAAAAGTTGTCAAAAAATTTGGAAATTGAATAAAAATGTATTATCTTTGTAGTACAATAATAAACAAATATTAACTTATTAAATAATAAAATTATGAAAAAAATAAATAAAA